CTAACGACATGAATGCGCAACCTGATAAGCCACCTCCTACAGGGGGCGGATGTTGCTCAAAGATCGCAGCGTTCCTCTCGATTGGTCCAGAGGTTCGTCTATGTGCAACGATCTTCGGTCTTGACTTTGCAGTTGCGTTGTCGGTTGGACGACGCGTGAGGGAATCATGATCAACACGAACGACTTCGCGTATGCCATCCGAGAACAGCAACAACGGCGCGAAGATGCACGCATCGAAGCTATGCGCAAGCGAAACGATTTGCGTTCCGTTGAAGCCACGGAAGTGCTTCAAACTGAGCACATTCAGCCGACTAAACCACTCGCATGATCACTCGCTTACTAGCTGCGTTTTGTTGTGCGCTTGCCGCACGACGATGGCCACGACTGCGGTTTGTCGTGGCCGCTTTGGCAGTCGAGCAAGTCGCACCGTACCTCATGATGCGTACATCGATCGTTGCATCGTTGGCATGGTCGATGTCGAGTATCATCGTCGCATGCGCAGGTTCGTCGTTCGGAACTACACCACGACGAACCGTAGTAATCGTCGGATCTTTGCACGTGTTAGCTGTCATCGTTGCGCCGTCCGCGGCGTGGCAACTTGGCATCGCGATGGTTGTGTCGACTGCCACTTGCATCGCGCTGCTAAGGCACACGCGGCCACGCAACGTTGACCGATGCGTGCTTGCTATGATGCTTGCGTCGAACGCGTCTACGGCCGCCACAACGCTCGCAATTGGCATCGATAAGGCGTACGCAAACAACGTCGTAGGCACGTCGAACATCACCGCGCACCTTGCCATCACTGGACTTGTGTTGTGGGCGATTCGTCCGCGCTAAAACTTGCGGCGTTTGGGTGGACAATCGCAGCGCTTGCGATCGTTTGGGCAATCATCGAACGACGTGGCAGAAAACATGCGGAATGTGTACGTGACGAACGGCAACGCGAGAGTGATGCTGAGCATCATGAACGCATGCAACGCCTACGTGATGCGACGGAAGCTATGCGTGTGGCTGTCCAGGAATTGACGCGCGACGAGTAATGTTTGTCTCGTCGACGTTCGTTTGAACGCCAAGCTTTTGAGCCATCGCCTTCATGATCGCGCGAGCATCGCTTGCAAGTTCATCACGTAGCGCCTCAACTGCGCGAGTGTTCGTCGCGAGAAACTCACGCGTCAGTTCGTTGCTCGTTCGTTGCTCGATTGCGATACGTTCAAAGCGTTCGCCCATCGCCGCGAACGACGCTGGCACGCTACGCGCCATGGTCGTGAGAGCTTCGATCTGTTCTACTTCCGCCTTGTTTTTTGCGTCGCGACGAACCTTGTCTTCTTCGGCTTGACGGCGCGCATCTTCGCGCTTCTCGCGCAAGTGCACTGAGATGATCTTGTGGAGTGCCGCAACGCCAGCGCTACCGCCTAACACGGCCAGGAAGAACCCTGGCCATGTCATGGACGATGTTGCGTCAGTAGCGATTGTTTGGGAAAGAAAAACCAAGCACGCAAGACTATGCATGCGTTCGTCCTAGCACGTTTGATGCGTGCTAGCGGACTTGTAGAGCCGTTGCAGGGCAGCCTTGTCGAGTACAAGCTCAGTGTGCCCTTGCGAGTCGTCTGGAAACTCGCGGGCAAACATCGCGCGTGCAAGTGCAAGTTCTGGATCTGTCGAGACAGACCCATCGGCCGCAACCACTAGAACGAACATCGCGAGACCTTGGTGAAAAAACATATCGTCGAACCTCCACTTGCCAAGGTGCAAACCCGTGCTCAACTTGTCAACCACATAGGATGTCACCATGCCGATTTTTGATTCCGATGATGACGTGTGTGGACGTGTCGTACCATTCACGACAACTGGTACGCATAGAGCGAAACGTGAGATTAAAACACGCACACCAAAGGGCCATTCACTGAACACGATTGCATGCGAGGGAATCTCTCGATTGCGTGCACAAGAATTGCTTGATGTGGGCGATATCAATGGCGGGTTGACGTTTCTTCGTCATGCTAATGAGCACAGAACGAGGAACGTTTTAATGAGAGCATCGACGGTGCACCAATGAATGTGACATATCTCGACGGGCGTATCGGGCAAGATCCGTCATTGCGATTCACGCAAGGCGGAACGGCAGTAATGAACTTTTCAATGGCCACAACGGAGAATCGAAAGCAATCCGATGAAACGTGGAAAGAGTTTACTGAATGGCATGCAATTGTAGTATGGGGGAAACGCGCCGAGTCTCTGTCCAAGATGCTAAAGAAAGGATCGAAGGTGACTATTGTTGGATCCATTCGATCGAGTGAGTGGACTGATAAGGAAGGTAATGTCAGAAAGAAATTCGAGATTCACGCGCAGGAAGTCATCCCGCAAAACGGATTGATTCCGCGTGAAGGACAATCGACGCAACATCACGAGACGCATGGCAACGACTACCAGTCACCAGCACCTCGACAAACTACTGCGCGACAAACTACTGAACGACTAGCTCAACCGAATCAAACGCCGCAAGCTCCTGTCGAAGTGCCTTATGATGACGGCGACGATATCCCTTTCTGATATCGTGCCACTTGCCAAACCAAATCCAGTGTTTAGGATACGCGTAGTCAAACGGCAATTGCCGTAAGGAGGATTCGTGGACATTACAATATCGAAAGTTGACCTTGCCAAACTCATGACCAAGGCATGCGCAGTGGTCGAAGACAAACCAAGTAAGCCAATTATGGCGTGCGCTATTCTTCGCGCCGAAGGTAATGCGCTCTATGTAAGCGCGGCAGATTCAGTCATTACAATGGCAATCACGTCACGCGCTACGTGTGAAGTGGTCAAGTCTGGCACCATTGCAGTGAATGCAAAAGACTTGCTTGCTCGCGTCCAATTGCATCAAGCTGGTCCAGTTCGTCTTGTAGAACGCGCGGGCAAACTGGAAATCATTGGCGTGGGAACAAAACGAAAGCACGTGCTTTCGACTGCGACAGTTGCCGACTATCCTACATTGCCAATTCAAGACACGGCGATTGCATCGATTAGTCTTGTGTCGCGGTCAGTTGCGCGGATGTTGGTAATGGTCGAATATGCAGTTTCTCTTGACGTAACTCGTGCACATGTAAACTGTGTGTACATTGAGTTTAATGGTACGCACATGCATGTGGCCGCTACAGATGGCAGCAGAGCCTCGCATATCGATGCGATTGTCGCAACGAACGCGCCGTCGATATTGCTTATTCAGCAAAGGGCCGCGCTTCAATTGCGCAAAGTAATAGAGGCGTCACGTAGCGATATCGAGTCGTCGAATATCAGTATTGCGTTGTCGTCGTCTGATATGTTTTTCACGATCGGCGATACGTGCTTTATCGTGAAACAACTTTCGGCAGTGTTCCCTTACTGGCGCGGAGTGCTTGAAGGTTCAAGGTGCAATCAAACAATCGACATTGGCCGGGCCAAACTAATCGATATGATTCGTTCTGCTGACGTTGCGGCGAATGGTGGCTCTGTAAAGTTCGACTTTACGCCTACGTCATTGCGCGTTTGGACCATAAGCGAGGCTGGCGAATCGTCGGACGATGTCGATGTTTCGTACATGGGCAAACCATTCACGACGGCACTCGACGCGAAGTACGCAATCGATGTTCTTAACGCGTTGGAATCGGACCAGGTGCGCATATTCGTATCAGACAATGGCGATCCACTGGATCCTGTTATCATCCGTCCGATCACTGATAAGACCGACGAAAACTTCGATGGTGTTCTCATGCCGTGTAGGATCTAATCATGAGCAACGATGCTTATCTAGAATTGATCGCGGCAAAGTCGCGATACAACTACGATGCTGGATTCGATTGCAATGCGAAGTGGTCTCACCTCTTCCCGTTTCAATCGGACCTCGTACGATGGGGACTGCGCAAAGGTCGGAGCGCATTCTTTGAAGGTACAGGACTAGGGAAAACACGACAACAGATTACGGTAGGTCATGAAGTGGTCAATCACGCCGGTACCAATTCGCGATTCCTGCTTGTCGCACCGTTGGCAGTTGTTCGGCAAACGATTGCTGAGGGTCAATCAATTGGCATCGACGTGCGATATGTGGTTGACAATTCCGAGGTTCGTCCAGGAATATCGATAACGAATTTCGAGCGCGTAAAGTCGCTCGATGCGTCGATGTTTGACGGCATTGGTCTTGACGAGTCGAGCATTCTCAAGAATGGTGATGGCACGATACGAACAATGTTGATTACCATGTTTGCCCGTACGCCATATCGATTCGCGTTTACTGCAACGCCTGCACCAAACGACCTGGACGAACTCGGTAACCATGCCGAGTTTCTTGGCGTTATGACACTTGCCGAGATGCGCGCCATGTTCTTTACGCATGGCGGGGAGAATGGCGAGACGCAAAAGTGGATATTGAAAGGTCACGCGAAACAAGCATTCTGGCGATGGGTGTGCCGATGGGCAGCCGTCGTGCGCATGCCGTCGGATCTCGGATATCCAGACGATGGTTATGTCTTGCCAAACCTGACCTATGTTGAGCATGTGATACCAGCAACACATGAGCACGCGCGTGCACAGGGTAAGCTGTACGCGGAACATGCCAAAGGTCTTAAAGAGCAACGTGCAGCGAAGAAGGCAACAATCGATGACCGCGTTGCGCTTGTGGCTCGTATTGCGAATTCGTCAAGCGATCGATGCGTGGTGTGGTGTCATCTGAATGCCGAGTCTACCGCTGCGACAAAACTAATCAATGGCGCCGTCGAGATTACGGGCGCGCAAAAGGCAGAAGAAAAGGCAGAAAAGATACAGGCGTTTTCCGATTGCAAGATTGACAGAGTCGTGGTCAAACCAGACATAGCTGGCATGGGTGTCAATTGGCAAAAGAGCCACGTTCAGATATGGCTTGGCGTATCGAATTCATTCGAGGAGTTTTTCCAGGCCGTTCGTAGACAATGGCGATTCGGACAGGATGAACCTGTCACCGTGCACGTGATATCGTCCGAGCTTGAAGGCGGAGTTGTCGCGAATATCAAACGGAAGCAAGCCGAGTTTGACGCAATGACAGCCGAGATGTCTGCAATGACAATGCAGTACGTCAGGGCAAACGTGCGAAGTACATCGCAGGATGTTGTCGTTTACAATCCAACCAGGCCAATGATGTTACCGTCATGGATCGTGAGTCAACCATGAAAGACCTTGTCGCCATTGCAGGTGCACACGTGCTCGACAGTGCACACGGACCAAACTACGCATTGTACAATGCTGATTGCGTATTGGCGTTGCCAGGTATCCCGTCCAATTCGATTGGACATATCATCTTCTCGCCGCCGTTTGCATCGTTGTACACGTACTCTAATAGCCCACACGACATGGGCAATTGCAAAAACATGACCGAGTTTGGCAAGACGTACGAGCATGTAGCGGCCGAGCTTTTGCGCGTGTCAATGCCTGGTCGACTGTGCGCGGTTCATTGCATGCAGCTACCAACGTCAAAGGTGCGTGACGGATACATCGGATTGCAGGACTTCCGCGGCGAACTCATTCGCATTATGCAATCGAAAGGATGGGTGTACCATTCCGAAGTCTGCATCTGGAAAGATCCTGTCACGCAGATGCAACGCACACACGCGCTGGGCTTGCTGCATGCCCAGATCAAAAAGGATTCGTCAAAGTCGCGGCAAGGCATGGCGGACTATCTCGTGATATTCTACAAGCCAGGCGACAACGAAGAACCGATAACGAACACGGACGAATCGTTCCCAGTCAAGATGTGGCAACGATATGCATCGCCAGTGTGGGCATTGGTTGGCTCGCCAAACCATGACGGTTTCTATGGCCTCACGCAGGACATCAATCCGAGTAAGACATTGCAGAGAGAAAGCGCTCGTGAGAATGATGATGAACGCCACATCTGCCCATTGCAGCTCGAAGTTATTGAGCGCTCGTTAAAGCTTTGGAGCAACCCGGGTGACGTCATCTTGTCGCCATTCGCTGGCATCGGAAGTGAGCTTTACAAGGCTGTCGAGATGGGTCGTCGTGGCATTGGATTCGAGCTGAAGCGCATATACTTTGAATGCGCATCAGCCAACATTGCCAAGGCCGAGCCGCTTGCATCCGGCAAGCAAACAAGCCTACTCGCCTTGATGGGTTTGGCATGAGCAGCGATATCGTTCGCCGCAAGATTGCCGTATTCGACGGTCAACTCGTGGACCCGTTCACCGTGACGCACCTCGATGGCGTGTTTCGCATTGAAACAATCGCGCATGCAATGTCAATGCTTTGCCGGTACGGCGGTCACGTGTCACGATTCTATTCCGTTGCAGAGCACTGTTTGCTGGTAGAATCAGTCGTTGAACGTCGCATCAATGATATGCCATCCATTGATCGTCTTCGACTTTGCATGCGACGATATGCATTGATACACGATGCATCAGAAGCGTACCTGATAGACTTGCCAGCGCCATTAAAACACATGGATACGATGCGTGAGTATCGCGAGGTAGAGGCGCGGTTGTTATGGGAATTGCGGCAATGGTTTGGTGTGTGCGGTAGTGACTATGAGTTCGTCACTAACATCGACGTCGAGATTCGCGGCACCGAAGCACGGCAATTGTTTCGAGTGATTCCACCTAAATGGGAAGCGAAACTTGCGCCGGTTATTCCTGGCATTCAATGCGGCACAATGTCACCCATTGAAGCAAAGACGGCATGGCTCGCAAAGTTTCGCGAGCTATGGTTTAACTGGAAAGACTAAGCCGGATCTTCGCCGTTTGCCCAGCCATTACCCAGCGGATGTTCGGGCGATCGAATATACCAAGTGAATTGACCATTCGGCAGAATGGTCCGGTCTACGTTCCCTGACAGGAACAACGAATTGCCAGGCGATCCAGCGTCGTGCCGAAGAACGATATTGTCCGGGCCATTGTTCGCAAGTTTGACTTCATCGCCATCCTGGAAACCACCTTCAATACCAGTGATCTCACGTGGACCTCCGCTGGTTTTCAAGAAAAACGATTTGCCTATCGACGGCAACACGGACGAACTGCCGTCAAGCGTTACGTATGCGGGTGAACTCATAGTGCGGTTCCTCGGATTGTTTTGTACGACCATACCCAATCAATCGTCACTCCGGTTTTCCCGGTGACGATTGTAGAAAAACGATTTAGCGTGTTTGGTGCGACTGCGCTAGCCGGATCGCTGAAAACAAACGTCGGCCTTGTCGGGGCAAACGTATTGTCGATTTGTCCCGCACCTGCACCAGCGGCGGAAGTGGTACGCGATGAAACGCCAGCGCTGGTTCTGCGACCCTTGCCAATCGCTTGCCACGCACACGTGTCCGCTCCGGTCGCCTCAGTAAAACCATTGACCGTGATATCAATTTCGACCGATTCGCCAAGTGCCATTGCATAACCGACCAATTCAAGCGTTACGGCTCCAACGGTTCGTCCTGTGAGCACGAGTCCATTTTCGACAAACCCTGTAGCAGTGGGCATAGAGCCTGTCACCGTTGCAGATCCAGACGTAGGCCCAGTGGCGCCCGTCGGCCCCATCGGCCCCGTTGGGCCAGTGCCTCCAGTGGCGCCGCTTGGACCTTGCGGACCGGTTGCGCCTTGTGGCCCTTCCGCTCCAACCGTTGCGTTACGCGTGCTCATAGCTCGGCTCCCCATGCGATACGAATTCGCGTAATGGTTGGCTCGACATATTCGATCGTTTCAATTTGTTGACCTAGTACTTCGCCATCTGCCACGGTCAACGAACTTACTGGAAAGTCTGCATTCATTGGTTTGGCGTAGCGAACCATGACATACCCCGCACCAAAGATCCGCAATTCGTTCGCGGCATCGCCGCCAAACTTGCGCAAGTTTAATGGGATGGCGATAACGGATGACGCGTCGACTTCGATTGTCCCGATATTCGTTGACGCGACTTGCGTGTTCCCATCTTCGGACCACAGGTCAACCTTCCAATCGGTACCATCAAGGTATACGTCAATCGCTTTGCCGCTAGGCGCAATCGAGTTTGATGCCATGTACGCACCTTACCACACCTCACCACACACGCAAACGAATTCGCACGATTGACAATCTTTCAACAATGCGCATTCTGTTGGTCGGAGGTTCGTTTCATGTACAGTTTTAGCGCCGACTTGCAACCGTGGTTCATTGCCGGCTTCATGCTCGGAGTGGTACTCGCCATTGGCGCACGTCATCGCGCAATCAAACGTTCCAATCGTATCAACGAAGTGCGCGCAACACTCAACAGGTTTGCCCGTGCCGCGCATAAGAACGGGCATTCTGAAGCATCGGGTGCATACTGCAATGCAGCGCATATCGTTGGACTCATGCTTGAACGTGGCGTCAATATCGAACCTGAACTACATGCGCCATTGACTTGGGTGCCGGATGGCGTAGAGGTTTTACCAGTGACCAAAGACGCACCATAAGCATCACGTTCACTCGTTGCTCACCATCGGAGGTTCGTTTCAATGTCTTCACGCAAACGAGCCTGCCCATATTCGATCAAGTGCCCTCGGTGTCACGCTGAAAAGCGTACGCCGTGCAAGAATAGCGAAACACGTTATCGGAAAACCGCGCATGTAGAACGCACGCGCGAAGCTAAACGCATTGCACACCAACAATACGAACGGGAGCTTAACCAATGAACCAAGCGCGGTGCACCGTCAGAAGATGCTCCACTAGGTCAAACCATTACGGTGCGTCAATGCCAGCGTCGCATAACGTTTCATCTTTGAATTGACAAGCCACGTCAGGCATATCACTAGCATCGTCGCCAGCGTCCTTATATTCCACAATGTAAAGACCGCCACACGACGCGCAAACAATCCCGCAAACAATGGCAACTAGAATTCGCATGCGTGTGTATAGCGTATCTCTTGCACGTGCGCAAGAGATAATTACATATCGCGCATGAAACGCATACTTGCATTACTCGCGTTGCTCGCATCGAATGGTTGTACCGCAGTCGTTGACAGTGCGGAGTGTACTGGCACTACACACGAATGCGGCGTTGATTCCGATTGCTTTATCAGGCAATGCACATTATCAACATGCGTCAACGGGTATTGTGTGCATGAAGCATATGAGAATGGCCGGACGTGCGTCGATGAACGTACGTCACGTCCGGCGTTCGGCGTATGCGTTGACTGCGAATGCAAGTAGTTACATGCCAGGAGGCAAACCTTTGGATGTTCCATTGATGACAACGCTTGTCAAGTATCGCCCAGGCTCATCGTTGGCGCCATCTTCGCTGTAGTACCTTACGAAGTATCGCGAATTGGCAAGCACGGTATGCGCCAAACCAGTGATCGTGACAGCGTGTTTTGCCTCGTACGTCGCGACAGACGCGCTTGGATCGGTAACGTCGGCGCCTCCCAGCGCAACGGCGTCTGCGAGTGTTGCGTTTGTCGGAATTCTCCAGATACGGATCGCTGGCATCGTACCAGGGAGCGCACCGTGCGGAACTCCGTCGTGGTATGACCACACGTCAACGCCGTCGAGCGTGTCCCCAGTGATAAGATCAAGGTCGTGATCAATCGTCGTCACCGCTTGCGCCGTATTCGATTGTAGTGGTATCGCAAGCGGCGCAAACACCCAATCTGTTACAGTTACTGGGATTGTCCAGTTGCCATGGGACGTGCGCGAAAACGTCGCATTGTATGCGACGGCAAACGGGCTTGTGAACGTGATGTGTCCCGTCATCGTGCCGCCGCTTTTAAGCAACGCGTTTGTCACGGTACCTTCCGCGGCAATAAGGAACGCTCGCAATGTTCCTGCTGGTATTGCTCCAATTGCACCAACTCCGATTCTTGTAGCGCCGTCGTTTGCAGTGCCAGCGCCGGGCGATGTAATGGTCGGACTAGGCCAGATCGTCGAGTGCGCAGTGCCAGCGCCAAGCGCAATCGTCGAACCAGTGCCAATCGTTCCGCACGTGCAAACGAGTTGACCGGAATCGTTGAGCGACCAAGTAAGGTTCGTCCCTGCCTGCGCGGTGAGTTGCGTGAGAAGTGCGTCGGGGCCAGTGACTGCATTCGTGAAGGTGCACGTTTGCGCGGTTGTCGTGTTCTCGTCCACGATAACGGTCAGCCCGGACAATGCAATGCCGCCGTTGTAATTGAACGCGGTCATGTCCACGTTGCCGACAATGCGCGCTTTGGTCCCGACGTCCTGCGATACGAGGTCACTGTAGACGGTTGCAATGCGTCCAAGCAATCCACCAATACTGTCAAACGTTGGCAGTACAGCTTCGTTATATAGACGTTGCATCGTGACGTAATCACCGTCCGCTAATGCAGTAATGGTCGTGCGTAGAATGTTCTTTGATGTATAGTTCGTCGCGGCCATGGTATTACACTCCGAATCCGAGAAAGGTTTCCTGCCCTAGAATCCACTGTCCAAGCATTCGCTTGCCAATTATCTCACGATATGCCGCGCCTCCTGAACCAAGAGTAAACGGCAATTGAATCAATCCAAGTATAGGTGCATCGCCAAACCTGAACACGATACGCAATGGTGAATCATGCACTTGGCGCCATTCAAGTATTACTCTTACTACATCATCAATGCGTTCGCTTGAAAAGTCGCCAGTGCCAAGGTATGAGTTTGGACTGCCAAGGATCCATACACCAAGTATCATCCCTGTAATAGGCAAGTCGCCATAGTTCGGACCTAGCACAACAGTGAACGCCCATTGAAAATCTGCCGCGCTTGATGTCAATACGTAGTAATCAGGTTCGATTCCTTCTTCTAGGATTTCAATCTGCGGAAAACCATACGCCTCTAGTCCCTTGCGTACTCCGATTGAAGTGCCGCCCCATCCGTGCAAGTCGAACGCAGTACCACAACGCAGTTCAAAGTTTGACGACAACTCGAATTCGTATTGCTTCAATTGAAACGTGTTGCCAATATGATACAATCGCTCAGCGTCGTTTGCCGCTGGATATCGCGACGCACTGTATCTGTCGAGTACTATCGACAGATACGGCCCTTCTGGGAAGCGCAATCGCCATGATACATAGTTTGCCCATGCACCATTATCGAATGAGCTTACGACTGCGGACACGAATGCGGACGGTCCCTTGACGCCTGCCATTGGTAGCGTCTGGACAGACTCGATCGCCCATTGTTTCGCGGCGTTCTGCTGTCCCATTACTTGAATACCTTGGCCGGTAGCGTGGTGATTGTCGTGGCAAACTGATACGACGAACCTGGTGACGGTATCAATTCGTCATCCAACGCGTCAATCTCAGCAGCTTGTACGCCAAGGTTTGGACTTGCCATAATTGATTCAAGTCGTTCGCGGTATACAACAGTGCCAAGTGGATAGTCTGTCATGTACACTTGCAATCGTTGGTCCGCAAGTGCGACTGCTGTTGCCGTGCTGTTCGTCCAAAGCGTCACGTTTAATGTCAATGGCTGAATGATGCCATTGAAAAACCGCAGTGGCTTATTCGATAATGGTTTGATGTCCTCACCTTTGAAGTACGCATACATCGCATCGCGCATCGTGTCTGGCACGTTTCCGGTTGCAGTTGCGACATAGATCCATGCCTCACCTGGTAATGGTACGTCATCGCGAATAAACACGCGAGTAGCGTCTGGAAACTGCGCTCGTAACAACGATCGAATGGTACGCGCGGACCAACCTCTACGAAGCAGAGACCATCGATCTTTGCACGCTTCGCGTAGGCTAGTGTCCGATTCTTCATCGGTTCCTGGTATTACTATAATGGTTGTAGTGCCAGTGAATGCAGGCGACGATACTGTCACGCCTGGGATTGGAGTGACAAGCGACGTAATCGAACCAGGCGAAACGTTATACTTTGTGCCCGCACGTTCGGCAACGAAGTCGACGTCAACAAAACCGTTCATCGGAATGACAATCCCAGACGCGCATCGAAAGTATAATGCATTATCTGGATCTGTCGGATTAAAAACGGCTGTCAATGGCAATGGTGTTGCGGCGCGCGGCGTGTTCGTCGTGTCCGTCAATCGCAATCGAATCGTCGTAGTGGTTGCGGCGCGACGAACTATCTGGAAAAACCCCGCTGCTAGCATGTCAAGATACGGGTCAATCGCATCGTCGACGAACCCACTCGCAAACAATTGCGCACGCACTTGCTCGTCGCCTTCACGAACGTCTGCGACTAACCATGCGATTGCTTTTTTGTAGTCGGAGTCGGACCATGACTCAGGCGTGAATCCGCCTGCTTTCAATCGAGAAGCGATATCGTCGTATATGGCCGTCTTGTCTCGTGACACGGAAGCCAAGTCATACGTTTCTGGCACTGTCAATATCATGGTCAAACTCCTAGAATCATAGCAGCGATGTCGGACGAATTCAAGTTCACTGTCAACAAATATCCTAATCCTTGCACGTGAATTGTTGACTCGATTATTACAAGTTCATTCGTTTTACGAACCGTAACACGAGCACGCGTCGTGCCAGTTTCTGCCATTGCTTGCTGACGTAGCTCTTGCGCTTTGCTTGTAAGTTGAGTAGTCGTGCACGGCGAATTGATAAGCTCCAATAGATCGCCGCCGTAGTCACGGGAAAACCATACGTAACCAAGGCCAGATAACCATCGACGCAATACGCGTTCGGCATGCGCACGAAAACCAGTAACAGGAGGACGTTCCATATCTGGATTGACCATGCCAAACTGGTCAAGCATTGAAAAGTCTTCACCAACATTCAATGGATCGAATGCCATGATTACCCGCCTATCTTTACGATCGTTGATCCACTTGTGATAACGCCTTTTAGTTCCATTGATGGGGAGCTACTTGGCGGATTCGCTTGAGTTATCACAATAGGGCCAGCTACTAACCATTGCACGATTCCTATCTCTGGACTACCTGAAATCAATGGCGATGATAACGTGAGAATTCCACCTACAGGCAATCCCATAACGAACGGCAATTGTTCCCACGATAATGTGCCAGCCGTCGTCGTGTCACCTTTGCGTGCAGCCAATTGATCAATCGATGGCGTGGCTATCTCGATCTTGGTTACGGGACACCCTGCATCGTACGTACCAAACGTTCGCTTGCACGGGTTACCATTGTCGAATTCAATGCGCGCACGCGTACCTTGCGGCACCGAGCATACGCACCCCGGCAAGCCATATACGCGGTCAACGCCTGACGCACCTGGTAATGGTCCGCCGTTGTCGAACTGCACCGATACGCGACCATCTATGTCTTCCGTTTGGACGGTAGCAGGATGCGATCGCGATAGCGCAATTGCAGGCAATACGTTTTCGACTGCCGTCTTGAATGCGTCGCGTTCGTTGTCATCCGTTGGCACTTGCAACTCCTAATCGTGCGGACAAACCATGGTCGTCAACGAAGTATCGCACACGTGATACACGAAAGCTATCGACAATCATACCAGGATCAATGTCTGCGATATTCGGCTCTGCAATGATCTCGTTATACTCGTTCGGATTGTGCACAATGAATGCGTCATTGGAGTACGTAGGCCATGTATCGATTACGATATTCGTCTTGCCGTCTACGCCGACAAACCAGCGCGCGCCAATCTGTTCACATAGGTATTGCAATTGATTAGACGCACGTCCAGCGACGCATGAATAAACGTTTTCAATACGAGGCAACGATTCAATGGTAGACAAGTCGCCGACTACTTCGCCGCACCCTTCAATGATATCGCGTGCAATTGTAGACGGCTTAGGTTGCGAGTAATCAACGCCTTGCATTAACGTGTCAAGTTTGCCATTGCCGCCAACGCATACGACGTTTGCGTCGCCTACGTCTGCGATTGACGATATGATCGTGCCAATGTATTCGATGCTCGACAAACCATCATCGAACACGCATGAGAATGGTCCAATTGATGGCGATGGTTCGTCACCTATATCAAGTTTTGCGCGTAGTACCCAAGTACCAACGAATGGTCTGTCGAGTGACAGTGTGTCCGCGCCAAACTTTCCAATGGTCGCGATACTCATGGCTCAATCTTCCCGAACGCGATAGCTTTCTTGACAGGTAATGGATTAAGCTTATGCACTCCTGGTTTGGCGAGTGCATCTTTCTGACGCGCAAGGTTAATGTACTCTGCTTGATCTTGAATGAACTTTGCTTGCTGCAATTGAAACGCATTGAATGCGTCAGCAGTAGTGTTGTACGATTGTTGCTTTGCGCCCGCTGATAGCGTGCCGATATTCTTTCCTAGTCCTGACTGTTCGTCCGGGCTAAGCTCTAGAAGCTCGGCAGTGCAATGAACAATGCCGCCCTTGTAATCGTCAATAATCGGATACGCGGCCACTTTGAATGAGCGTGCGTCGAACGTTTCGACAAGTGGATTCAGAAGGCGCCATGGTCCGTCAATTGATTCACTAAAGAATCTCAATACGTTCGCGACGAATGACGGCCATCCAATTGCATTACACTCGAATGCCATTGATACTTTTGCCAAGTCTTCCCCGACGTCCTTAACCTTTGGTTTCTTGGCACCTGCGCGCACGCTCTTTTTGATTCGTATCTTGGGAGGCGTTACCTTAAACGTCACGAGTCCGTGCTTTGGATTTACCGGCCAAACGTATGTTTCACCTGACAGACCTTTTAATCGCATCTGGTCCCATGTTTCAGGCGAGTCGTATGGGAACGGTATCGATGTGTCGTCGGGAAGGTTCATCGTTTGACGCCTCCTATTGCTTGCAAGTATGCTGTTATCGCGCCTGGGATTAACTTCTTTACTTCTCGCGCGATTGATTCTGCAATATCATCGTTGTCACCATTGCCAGACACTTGCACTGTTATCACGGGGGCAAACGTAAACGATGGTAATGATGATGCACCTGGCAATGTCATCGCCGAAGATTGACCAGACGAACCAATTCCGAACGGCATTGCCATTGGCAACGGCGACACTGACGCGGCCGCCATGAGACCGGCTATTGCCATTGAAGAGAATGCGCCTGCCACCATTGGCGTTCCTTGCGCGCCGCCCATTGCAAGTCCAGTAGTTGCGTCAAGACCAACCTTTATTAGCTCGCGAGCTGGCGAATGCGAATCGAGGGCACCGCGTACCGACGATATGACGGTACTTCCCATGTTCGATGCCATTGCACCAACTGCTGATAGGCCGCCTTGAATACCGGCAATCAATCCGTTGACAATATCAGAGCCTAGACTAGTAGCGCTTTCTACTATAGAAAGTCCAGCGTTATCTATCGATGCGCCTAGTATTGTTTTAATGTCATCGCCGAACGATGTTAGACTTGAAAAGTCACCGCTTAGTAATGCAAGTATATTGCCAGTACCAGCAGCGACGAACGCAATTGCAGTAAAAACATTGCGCGCCAACGCGCCCATTGCTTTTATACCAGGCGTTGCAATCTCTATGAGATCCATTACGTCAGTCAAAAAGTCTGTAATGCCGCCACTGTCGGACGATATATCTTTGCCAGTCAATCCACTGATAAGCGCATTGAATGCGCCGCCTATTACTCGACTTGCGTTTTTCGCTGTCTCGCTACCAGACGCAAAGAAGTCGAGTATGGATCTGAGTACGCCTTTAATTCCGTCAATGCCAGAACCTACGTCGATGTCGAATAGAATGTTTTGCGGCACTTCACCAACACGACGTAGTAAACTAGATAGATTATTCCTTGCTTTCTCCGCTGCTTTTACACCAGGCGCCGCGCCTCCTACTTGCGCTCCAATTGCTTTTAGGATTGGGTCTACACCAAGACCTCTGATGCCACCACTGGATGACAACGCTTTGATTACTTCGACGTCTGTCTTGCCAAGCGTTTTTCCAATCTCTCTAATGACGTCGCCTTGTTCAAGTCCAGCGGTAGAAAGCTCTGATAGAATATCAGTTGTCAATCGCCCTTGTGCCGCAACTTTGCCAATGGTCTTTGTCAAACCTTCGACGTTCGCGCGAGGATCAATGGTTGTAATATCTAATAGTCGGCCTTGGATCTCTTTGATCTTTGCGTCGTCGAATCCCTTAGTCGCAAGGTCTAAGAATTGTCCAACGGAATTAGCGCGCGCTATACCAAGACGATCGGCATTCTGCAATGCCGTTTGCATTGTAGAATCTGCTGCAATACTCGATCCTCTAACCGTCTCAAACGCTTTCGTAACATCTTCCTTGTATGCTTGTGCGCCAACGACGGCCGTGCCAAACTCGAATGATATGCCAGCGATTTGTTTGGCAGCATCGAATGCAGCGCGTCCGACCGATAACGCCAATTCGCCAACAGCCGCAATCTTGGCACCATGACCACCGAACGCGCCAAGTGCACCCTTGATACCCTTGCCTTCAAGAATGGCCTTGGCAGCGCCCCCTACGCCGCTTGTAGTTTCTTCCTTAACAGATCCCGATGGTCGTATCGTGGCGAGTTTAATTGCCGCTTTACGGGCGTCCTTTGACTCGTCAACTTTGCGCTTGGCTTCAATCTTCGCAAGGTCCCCTGAGTTCTTCGCTTCAATGCGGGCGCGATCCTGTTCACCCTTGACGCGCAATCTATGGGTGTCAACGGTTCCCTTTTGATCGACTTGCGCAAGCTTATGCGCGTGTGCCAATTCGCTCGCTTGTTCATCGTGCGACGCTTTCGCGCCTGCTACAAGAATCGCATTACGGTCTTTTTGATATTGCTCTGCAATGCGATGACCAGACGCGGCCGAATCTGCATTAGAGGTTGCTTCAATGGCGGCAACTTGCGCGGCGCTTTTTTGCGCAATGGCAGATTGTTGCGCCGACGCTCTTGCCTGTATCCCATCAATGCCAGAACCGCCGCCCTTGCCTCCTGGTAATGGCGCGCCTACGTTCGACGAACCGCCAATCGATTGCAGCTTTTCAAGCTCAGAACGAAAACGCGCAACGGCAACGGCCGCTTTATTCGCTTCGCTTGCCGCGTCAGTAACGAATTGAAGTTCAGCTTTTACCGTCACACGTTCACCCTATCGCCTGCCAGATTGCCGCTTGCGTTCACGTTCGATTGCCCTTGCTTCATCGGCAAACAATAACTCGTGACCATGGGACAAACCCTCTAGCGTCAACGCTGCGAATACCTCCAATGTGACATCAGGCGTCTCACCGCGTATGAGTTTGGCCCGGTAAACCTCTAGTGCGTTGCGTACCTGTCCAGCGACGAACAGATCACGCCGCGCGTTGCGCACTAGAGACTCTATTTTTTTTGTTCCACGGCAAACGAATCCGCGCCCAGATCGCGTACTGCTATTCCGATTGCAGCAACGGCGCCCGGCCATTGCTCGATCATCTGTGCTGGCGTCAATGGCGCACACCATAAGCAGCAGTCCAGGAAGAACCTGCATAACGCATCAAACGCGCCCGCTTGATCACTGCCACTTGTAGCATACTGGATTTGTTGTGCGCTTACCCTATCGCCAAACGACGGCACTCTACCAATGAAGTATCCGCCAATCGATGTTGGTAGCGCAATGAATACGCGAGTCAATTCTGGAGTGCGCTTACCAATGAATTGTTCGAGCATTAACTCGTTAATGCCAAGCACCTTCATTCGCGCAACGTGATCTGCGTATCGCTTCATGCGCGGCGTATCCTTATCACTTGGCGGCTGTCCAAACGCACTGAGCAATTCTTTCGCATTGATTCGTTCGGCGTGGTTTTCGTCGAAGTCTTTATCGTTTGGATCGCCAAACACGAATAGCCCGGCCGCTACGAGCGT